TGTGACTTGTTTAGTTCTATTTCAACAAAGTTGTTTCCAGTAGATAGAAAGTTCTTCCATCTAATCTTTTTAAATAATATCATCTTTCACTTGCTTCAGTATATAAATCTTTCATAACTTCTTTAAGCTTATTCTTGTCTAAATCACTATCTATTTGTTCTACATAGTTGCCTAAAAAAGTAAGTGTATCTTCCCCTTGTTCTAGTACGTTATCTTTTACAGATGCTGTAATATCTGTATTTAAATCTTCTATAATATTAACTTCATGTGTATCTATTGTATTATGTAATCTATCAATTAAATTATTAAACATTTCTTCATTAGTTTTATTTGTTACAAAAACTTTTACAAATGTGTCTTTAAAATGTGATAAGTCCATGTTTATATAATTGTTATCTTTATCATTGTATATTAACTTCTTATGTATTCTAATTGGATTAGGTACTCTAGTTATCTCTCTTGTTTCTGTATCTAATATATGAAAACCCTTAGGACACTTATAGTCTGACCAAGTAATTTCATATTGAGAACCAAGATAGTAAACTTGACCATCATCAGATTTTTTATGAAAGTGACCAGATATAACTTTTTCAAATCTACGAAACATAGACTTGTCTAATCCTTGCATATTAACATGACCTGCGTTCATTTCAAAACCTTTTATTTCCAAATGACCTAAAGCTATTTGTGCATTACTATTTTCTATTTCGTTAATAGAGTGTTCGTAATTATCATCACATATCCATGGTATTAAACAAATATCGGTGCCGCCAAAATTTTTTGTTACAGCCTTATCATATATCCAAGGCTCTTTTATACCATCAAATGTTGTACATAATTCTTTAATCGCATTTACTTCGTTTGTGTTTTTATAGTAGGTGTCATGGTTACCTAATATGATATGAGTATCAATACCTTCTTTATACAATCGGTGCATAAATTCTTCTCTAAAGGTATGTGCTGTTTTAAAGTTAATAAACTTTCTTCTATCTACCACGTCACCTAAATGTACAAGGGTTGTTATGTTATTTTCTTTTAGATATGGAAAAAATATCTCATTATAGAATCGCATAAAATAATCCAAAAATGCTGGACTATCGTTCCTCGCACCAAAGTGCGTATCGTTTAACAAAGCTATTTTCATATTTTAGTGAAACAATTTAGATGTAGATTTTTTTACTCTAGTTTTCTTTTTCTTTTTTTCTACTTTTTTAGGTTGAGTATCGTCCATTTTTAAATTCTTTTGTAAGAATTCTCTAAATTGATTTTTAAATTCTGCGTCATCACCTGGCTGTAAAGCTACATCATCATAATTACTATCCATAATAAGTTTATGTTTAATAGTAGTTTGTTTCTTTTCTTTTTGTATTCTTCTTATAAATGCGTAATAGATGATTTGTGTAAAGTAAGCAAAAGGGTTACTAGATTTAGCTGGATTAAAATTGTCTAGGTATTGTAGACAGTTTTCAATACCATCACTAACCATATCGTCTCTAAATGTATAGTTTATGAAATTAGGTCTGTATGATAAGTGATTTGCTATCTTTAAAAAACAACTACCAATATAATTAGTTACTGGTGGTTTATCTCTCTTTTCTCTTTTTGCTTTATTTACACTTTTTTTGTAGGCTTTCATAGCCTCTAAAAATTCTTTGTTATTAACGTAATGTTCTTTTTTTGCTTTAGTCATAATATTAATATACTACATTTTGTTTAATTTGTCAATGTTTATACGATTGAAACTTGTATTAAAAGATATAACAGTTTTTCTTTTATTAGATGTATTTATTTTTGATCTATGAAATAAGTATGCTGGAAAAGTTATAAGATCACCTTCTTTTGCTTCAACGTCTTCCTCTCCTAATATTTCTGTTTTCATGTTAGTATCAGGTAATTCTAAAAAATAAACATTTGTGAAATGACTTTCTGTATGTGTATGCCATCCATGGTCGTCATTTTGTTCGTATTGTTGAAACCATATGTTATGTATAGTCATTTTCATTGCATGTCTATCATCTAACATAGTATTTTGTACTTGATTTATTACATTGTCTTTAAAATATTTTATCCATTCTCTATCCATTTTATCAGCATCATGCCAATCACTATTAGATATATTCTCAACTTTATTGGATTTTGTAGAAAAATAGTCTAACAACACTGCTTTATGTTTATTGTGATCTGCTATTTTATTTACAAAAATGCTTGGACTCAGGGTTGACTTTTTCATAATTTTATCGTATAATGAGCTTGTAGAGCGATGGCAGAGGATAGAGTCTATTAATGTAGAGTCTTTTTAGGAATAAACTCATCATCTTCAAACTCATCAAATATTTCATTAACTCTATCATTATCTTCATCACTTAATCTTTCTCTTTTAAATGTCGCAGGTTTCTCTTTTTGTGCCAATGGTTCGGACTTTTCATAACTTAACATCATATGATTATAACTTCTTGTCATATCATTGTTAGCGTTTACGATAGTCATTATTTTATCTTTTGGAATAGTTAAAATAATATCTTTAGTATATGGGCTCCATTTGATAAGAGCCACATAGTCTTTTAGTCCAGTGGCTGTAAATTGTGGAATATATTTAACTTGTAGTGGTTTTGAAAGTCTTAGTAAAGGCGACTTATCACCTAACTGTTCTGCTGGTAATGTACAAACTATATCATCACCATTTATTAATTTGATAATTTTAATCGGATTTGTTTGTGTTTTTGCTACCATTGATTAACTCCACGTTATGGATTTCGTAATTAAAATCTTCGCCATTGTATATATTTATTCTTTCTTTAAAGTGTTGTAATGTATAATTCTCTTTACCCTTATAAGATATGTCATCTGCTATATCATATAAAGTGGCTGCGCTGTTATTATCTTTTAATCTTAATCCTCTACCAATAGATTGTAAGTTTCTTATCCTAGATTTAGAAGGACTAGCGAAAATAATGTTATGCAAATTCCGTATATTAATGCCCGTAGAGAAAGTCCCATAGGAAGCCACGATAATGGCGTTGTCAGATTTTTCTGTGATCTCTCTAATTTTTTCTCTTTGTTCAGCGTCAACTCCTCCAAAGACGTAGAAGACTTGCTTGTCTGTTGCTCTGTCTCGTATAGTTTCATATAAATGCTTTCCGTGTTTTTCTACATATTGAAATAAACATAGTGTATTCCCGTTTAGCGAAGTCGCCAAGTTTCTTATATATTTATTTCTCTTTTCATTAGACACCAAGTAATCCATTTCTTCTTGGTATGTTTTATCTTTTAAGAAGTGTCTAGCTGTTTGATCGTGTTGTAATACTAAACACATAATTTTTAGTTCAGCTAATTGTTCTCTTTCTATTAGTTCACTTGTAGATACTACTTTATTAACAGCACCAAACAAACCCTCTAATACAAGTTTATGTGTTTTACTACCATCAAGTGTACCAGTCAAGCCAACTCTATATTTGGTCTTTTCTAATTTTGTCATCAATTTTGTGAGCGACACAGATTTAAATAAGTGAGCTTCATCACCTATTATCATACCAAAATCATTAAACCATTTCTTTGGTAAATTATAAACAGATTGCCAAGTAGATATTACAACTCTTTTGTTTGTTTCTTTTTCGTGGCCTTGATATATTCTATGTACGTTTCTTTCACTATTATAACCATAATCTTTAAAGTCTTTAAATAACTGCTCTACAAGCGATGTAGTGGGCACTATAACAAGGATTTTATCTTGTTTAGTATCTTTTAGTCGTAATAAATTAAATATTAACATGAGATAGATTATAAGAGATTTACCACTAGCTGTGGGAGATACAAGTAAACATCTATTTTTTTTAACAGAATATCTAAAAGCTTCTCTTTGATAATCTCTAACTTCGTGTGGTAATTTAAGTGCTTTGATTAAGTTGTCAAGTTTTGTTTCATCAACATTTGTTTCTTGTATTTTGGTACCATCAACAATATGTACATTATTTTCTTTACACCAGTTTTTTATATACGGATAAAGACCAGCATATATTTTACCAGTAGCATATGAGAATAATCTAATTTTACCATCCCAAACTCTATTACGATATTGTGGCATAAACTTATAGCCTGGTACTTCAAATGTAAAATACTCACCAAGTTCTCTACGAATATCAGCCTCAGCTTCTATTTTAAGATGTACTTCGTTTACTTTATCTATGATTAGGTATCGAGTGGTTGTCATTTCTTAATTAAAATATCTCTTTTATTAAGATTAAATGCTATAGATATTCTTTCTTTCTTTGATATTTGTTTATCAACATAATGTTTAGTATTAGACGGAAAGATTATCAGAGTTCCCTCATCACCATTGTAATGTCTATTTTGATCTGGAAATATTGTTGGCGTAAGATCACTATTTTTATAATAGATAACACCTGATAAAGCACCTGAGTGACTATGTATTGGATTTGAATCACCTTCATATGAAAAGTTTAACCATATATCATATCCATCAAAGTGACCATCCCAACATCGCATATAATAATTTCTATGATGTCCACCAAATTTTTCAGCACAAAATCTCGTTAGATATGCTAAAAAGAAACCATTATCAATATGATTTTTAGGAACACTTATTTGATATGAATTAGTTTTTGTACCAAAATTTTCATGTTGTTTTAAATAAGATAGCTTATGATCTTTGATTTTTTTACAATCAACAACCCACTGATCTATTTCTTCTATAATTTCTATAGGTAATTTTGTTGCATAAATCATTTGTAAAAAAAAGTTGATATTGTAAATCTAAATTGAGGACCAATAAATGATTGAGGTCTTATTGAATGAGGTAATGAACCATCGAATTCTAATAATCTACCTGGTGTAAATTGATATGAATTTTTTATAATTCTATTATGGTCATAAAACATTGTTTCACCTGCCCACTCATCACGCCACTCCAAATTAGCATAATACAAGATAACATGACTATTGTCTCCATGTGCATGTGTATAATAATGATCGCCTGGTTTTGTTAAATTAACAATACATTTATCAAACTTATCAAAAGAATATAACTTATCAATGTAAGGATATAATTTTGAATTTTTTAAATCTTCTAATGACCAACGTGAATGTAAATCATATTTTTCAATCTCAGTATCGTCTCTATCTTCCCAACCTTTAATTTTAAAGGTAGAATTTAAAATAAAATTATAAACATGCTGTTGTACATGAAATGGTATGGTATTGTCATGTATATTAATCATATTGCACCACTAGTAAATTTTCTCCAGTCAATAGCGTTCTTAATTTGAAAACCACGATTTGATATTTGTTTGATTGTTCTATCTAAAAAATCTACAACTGTTTGTATATAATCTACTTTTTGTTTATACTTGGCTAGTTCAGGATCTGAATCCAGATACTTGTCAACATCTGTTTTTAATAACTTTAAATTGAAAGGTTTAAGAGCATATACTTCTGCTGGCGCTTTACCAGTATAGTATTCCCACTTTTGTTTTCTTTGTGTATAATATTCTATTTGAGCTTTACTTAAAAGTAATTTAAACTTTGTTAAGTGTTTTAAAAACTCATTGTGTAATTGAGGTGTTTTTAATGATTCTAAATCTAACTCTGTATCGTTAATTTTTAGTTTCTTTTCAGCCAAATCTTGTAATTGTTCTAAATCCATAATATCTCCATAATATATAGTATATCACAAAAACCTTATTTTGTAAAGTTTATGATGTGGTAACTGTTGTAGTTGATGACCCTACATTCGCAAAATCATATATTGTATAACTAAATGATACAGTCGCAGTTAGATAATCTACATCTGCGGCCTGTTGATTATATTGTAAACCAGTAAGGCCAGTAGGATATAAGTCTCTAAATCTAACCTCTACTTGTGCATTGTTCTTACTTGACAATACTGTTAGTGTTGCGTCAGATAGTGTTGGTCCTGTATCTGCCGCAGCGAATTTTGTTTTACCAGCTTCGCTGGATATGTTTGACGCATTTCTAGTTGGAAATCTATCATTACCTGAAGTTAGTAAATTTCTAAATTCAGCGTGGTCTCTAGGAAACCCTAATCCTACTAACCAACCATGTATCTCTTGGAAGTTCTCTAAATTTTCATCAACCAAGAAAGTCATTTGTAATGGCTCGTAAGTTAACTTGTCGCCAGGTATGGGTATGTTTTTTAGTGGTGTTGCTTGTGTTGCATCACCTAAGTTGATACCAGGTATATTTACAGATGTACAAAAATATTCTACTTTAGGTAATTTTATAATACTAAATTTAAACTGTGTAGGACTAGCGTAATCTAATTTAGTTGGTTGACGTGAAAAAGAATTTGTAGTTGTCATATTACTATTTATTATCTTTATCTACTTCTTCCCAATCCTTTTCGGTGGCAAGTTTTTCTAGTTCTTTTTCTTTTTCTGTAAGTATCTTTTGATGTTCTTGTACTTTTTTTAATTCTTCTTCTATAAATTCTAACCTATTTTTCTTTTCAGGTACTAACAATAATGCCACTGTTAGTAAACCTGCAGTGATTGAGAAAATCCAAAGATATTGTTTAAGTACGTCTTTCATATTAGTATTTAGTAGAAACAAAAAAGGCGACCATAAAGATCGCCTTTTTTAATTTGGTTAACTCCAAATATTACATAATGTTCGCAACTTGAACACGTCTGTAGTATCTGTTTGAGTTCGCAGAACCAGCATTTTCAACTGCAGTAACTGCACCTGAAGCTGCACCAGTTTCAGCAAACGGATTAGCAATTAAGCCATATCTAGTTTTGAAACCGATTTTTGGTTGGAACGTATCTTGTCCAACTGCTCTAACCATTTGTAGAGGTACATACGGACAATAGAACATACCAGCGTCATAAGGTGAAGTACCTTTATAACCAACTACAAAGTAGTGTTTAGCTGTGTTGTTCGCACTGTACGGATCAATGTACACTTTGAATCTACCGTTTAATACACCAGCAAAAGTATTACCAGTATCGTCAACGTTTAGGTTATTGTTAAGAGCAGGAGCATAGTCAAGTACACCAGCCATTTGTAACGCAGAGGCAACATCTGAAGAACAGATAATCATGTTACCTTTTCCTCTTCTTGTTCTCTGTGCGATAACGTTAGCTTCTCTTTCTACTTGGAACATAAGTCCTTTGAATCTCTCAACTGACCATCTTCCGTTTGAGTCTGTATCTAAATCAAATACACCCTCAGTAGTAGTGTTTACTGTACCTGTGTTAGCAGATGCACCTTTTTCAGCGTTGATGTAAACTGATCTAACAACTTCTCTGTTGATTTCCGCAAGGATCTCAGCAGATAAAATGTTTGCTAATTCAGTCTCAGCATCTAAACCATGGATTGCTTTTAAGTCTTGAGCAAGTTCCATTGTGTACTCTGCTTTAAGAGCTCTTGATCTAGCAGTTACTGTAGTTTTCTCAATTGAGAAAGCCATTTCAGCAAATGCGTTGTTTGAAGAGTCTCCTAATGCTTCTGCAGTAGCAGTTGTCATTGCTTCGCCTTTTGTGTAAGAACCAGCTGGACTATCGTTTAAGATAGCTGGGTTAGTTCCAGCGTGACCACCTGCAGTTTGACCTGAAGTTGAATCACCAGCAGCGTTTCTTGCTGAGAAATCAGAATCTGCTTCATCAAATAACGCTTCGTTACCTGTTGCTGAAGTGTATCTGCTTCTCATAGCAAATATAAGACCAGTAGGACCAGTCATTGGTTGTACGCCTGCAATGTCGTATGCAATCAAATTAGGCATTGCTCTTCTAACTAAGCTGATCAAAATTGGATCCCAATTTGATGTTCCAGCTGTTGAGTTAGTAGGAGCCGCTTCGTTTAAGAATGCGTTGTCTTCTTTTTGTGCTCTTTCTTGGTTTTCCAAGATAGTAGCTGTAACGGCACGTCTGTAAGAGTCTCCGATTTTTGGTAAATCAGGGTGCTCTAGGACTGGCTGCCATTTCTTTTCGTAAGTTTCAGATAAATACATTGTATTTTTCTCCCTCTATATTATTATTTTGACAACTTAATGTCTTTTGTTTTACTTATAGCGGCGCTATAAGCAGCCATGCTGTTTGTCAACTCCGCAGGATCTTGCGCAGAGCCATCGCTTACCGCCACATCATCTATATCAGTAGATTTAGCTTCTTCTTTCTTACCAAAGTAAGACTCTTTAATTGTCTTAACTTTAGCTGTGAAGTCTTCCTCGTTTGAATACTCAACTTCTTCTGCAAGTTTATTAAACTTTTCTTTTTCAACGTCAGTTAAATCAGCAGATACAGCTTTCGCTATGTCTTCTCTTTTTAACTCACCATTTGTTTTGTTAAGTTCAACATTCTTTTCGATTTCTTCGTTAAGTTTTTTCTCAAGGTCTTCAATTTTAGAAGCTTGATCTTCAAGCACATTATATTTTTCATCTGGGACATCAATATAGTGGTCTTCAAATAACTTTTTAAGTCCACCAATAAAGTCCTCAGCAATTTCGCCTTTGATACCTCTCTCAATAGCGATCTTGTTTTCTTGCATCCATTCCTCAACAACGTAGTTTAGGTATGAGTCTACTTTTTCAACAAGCTCAGCTTTTTGAGTTTCAGTATCTTCTTTTAATTTAGTTTCGTACTCGCCTTGTAATCTTTGAGATTCTTCTTTGACTTTTGCTTTAATCGCAGTTTCAAAGATTGTCGCAGCTTTCTGTTTAAACTCTTCAGATAAGTCAGCATCTCCAACTAGCGCATCAACTTCTTCTTTGTAACCAGCTTTCATTGGTTCCTTTTTCTTGTCGTTGTCTTGCATCATTTCGGATTTTTCTTCTTTATCGTCAGGAGTTTTTTCTGTTTCTTTAGAGCCCTCTTTTAGTTTTGGCATTGCATCAGCAGCACCTTGACTTTTTTGTTGAGCGTCACCAGTAACAGGTTTTGTAGATTTTGAAGCATCTGGATTGCTGTCTGTTGGTTTAACAACAGCCGCACCTAAATCTTCCGCATCGTTTTTCAAATGCGTAGGTTCAGCCGCTACAGCGCCTTTCTTCGGTGCATCAGCTTGCGGGTTTACACTCGCTTCGCTAACTTCCTGTTCCATTGCCTCAATTTTCTTATCTGTTTCGGCCATTGAAATCTCCCTTATAAAAATAAACGTTTATTTTTTGTTTGTTATAGGATATTTATAAGATTATAGCTTTTCAAGGAAGTTTTTAAAGATATTTACTTTTTTTTCCTCTAAACTTCTTTTTTTCGCCTTATAAATTTCCATTTTCCACGCCTCAATATCTTTTTCTATTAAGACACCATTATCCCAAACCCATTCTTTACCTTCCATGATACCTTCTACGAAAGCGTCAGGGGCTGACGGATCAGCGACAATGTCAGCAGCAGTTGCTAAATAAAAGTCATCTTTTACATAGTTGAAACCACCACGTTGTATTAATGAACCCATACCTCTACTAGACACTCCTAATTGAGCACCTTCGTCAATAAGACCTTTTACAATCTTACCATAAGGTGTGTTCATTATTTTTGCTTCACCAATAAAATTTCTATCTTCTGGATAAAGTTTCGTAATCATATGCGATACTCTTTCTAGGTTAACAGTTGGTCCGTCAGGATGCCCTAACTCACCAAACGCTCTTTTTTTATTGATAAATTCTTGGTTATATCTTTTTACTTCTTTCATTAGTACCTCTTTTGGGTACACTCGTCCATTTCTATTTTTTATATCACTCTGTAAAAAAATACCTCTGATTTTGTAATCTTTTTTACCGTTGTCTTTTTCTTCAACGATATATTCGGCGTTGTTTATTTCTTCGGAAATTAGTTTCATAAATTCTCTCTCTTTAACTTATATATTTATACAATTTTTTATCTAAACTCAACAATAATTGTATAATTATCGCCACTAGCAAAATTTTTAGTTGATAGTAAAACATCGCCAGTAGGAGTTCCAGCGTTGTTTGGAATACTATTACCATCTGTTCTAAAGTCCATAAAACCATTACCAGATAACAATAAAGCAGTCGCATTTGTTTCACCATCCCATATCAACTCTACGCCTGATTTACTATCTGATGTATTGATAGAGTAATATACTCTCGCAATAGTTCTATTACCATCTTCACTCATAAAAGTAAGTTCAGATGCATCTACTTTCTTAACTAAAGTCTCGCCAGTACCATCGGAAAAATTTGTAAGTTTCGCTACAAATTTGACACCTGAAGTATCTGCTATTGTTTGTGTTGTTACTGTGTCAGCCATTAACTTGTATATCCTGATTCTTTTTGCGCTTCTATTACTACGTTATAACTCGTAACATTAGAATCGCTGGTTAACAATATATCACCTATTGCATCTTTAATTCTTTCTTCAGTAGGTTTAAGACCGTAGTTTCCACGACCCTCTATCTCTACTTTCTTTTCAATATCATTCTTAAAAAATATTGTACATTTACCTGTACCCAATATCTCATAATGAATATCTGCTATTGATACTTTAGGTTCTGATGTAGCCTTGTTAGAGTTTACAACGTCAACTAAAGTCTGTTCGTCTTCACTACCAACACCATTCGCCTTGACTATGATATTAAAATCATTATCAGTTAGTTTGGTAGCAGTAATTGTCATTACTAACCTTTTGGTGATCCAACTGCACTTGCTTTAGATGTACCACAAGTAATCTTTTCAGCTGGTTTCTTTTCTATGATAACAGTGTCACCGTTCTCTAAATAGAATTGTCCAATCCCTGTACTACCATTTGATTCTTCAAGTACACCAGTCACATCAGCAGTCGCTGTAATTCTAACAAAATGCGCTCTACCAAAATCGTTATCAGAGGGATTTGTGACAACATCACCTTTAACTATAAATGTCTGTGCCATTTTATTTTTCTCCTAATTTTTCAATTACTTCTTTATCAAAGTAATCTTCTATTTGTTTAACTTCTAAATTATGTAGAGGAGCAACTTCTTTCATTGCGCTTTCAAATCTTTCTATTATTGTGCCTTTCGCATTCTCATAAAACGAAAAGACATCTTTTACAGCGTCTTTCATATTAGGCGAAAGACTATTGTATGTTTTAGAATCTATAAAAAGATTCTGCTTAACTATTTGGCTCACCTGCATTTATATCTACTCCTACCATTGTGTCTGCTGTTCCATCCTGTGATAAATCTAACTCTGCTTTACCGTCTTTTTCTACAGTATCAATTACATTACCTTCTTTATCAAAACTACCTGGATCAGCTATTTCTGGTTTAGGGTCACTATGTGCCTCTGCTTCAGGTATAGGGTTTGCTTGATTAAACATATTCCCAGCCATATCTTTTCTATGTGCGTCTAAAGTTTGACCAACTTTTACTCTTAAAGCATCTTTAAATGCTTCACCAGCACCAGCGTTATCGCCTGCCGCAAGTTTGTCAATAAAGTTTTTAGTTTCTTCACTCATTATTTTTTCTCCTCAGTTACTTGAGCCATGGGATTTTGAATAATACCATCATCAATTTCTTGTTTGATTTGTTTATCCATTTCTTCCATTTCTCTATCATTTTGTTTTAAAACATTTTTTCTTATATATTGTACAGAATAAAACTTACCAACATAGTCTCTCATTTCGTTTGCTAATGCTAATCTTTCTCTTTGAAGTTCAGCGTTTTTTAGTTCAGCAAAGTGCCCATCTTGTATGAAATCATACATTATACAATCTTTGACTATGTGCCAGTCTTGTTCAGATATGATACCTTTTAACACTAATTGCGTTCTCATAATATCATTAAACAATTCTGTAAATTTTTTTCTCAGTCTTTGTACAAACTTTGTAAATTTAAGTTCGTCTCTAGTAATCTCACTCGCTCTACCCATATTGAAACCTTGTGAGCTTTCTAATCTACTAACAGGAACATTTAAAGAACGATATAGTTTCGCTCTAAAATATTCTACATCATTCATCTCACCTAGGTTTTGTCCACCAGGTAAAGTTGTTATGTCAGTGCCTCTTCCACCTTCTCTACTTGGTAACCAAAAGTCTTCTAGCATTGACATATAATTTCTGTCATCTCTAATTTCACCTGTACCAGCGTCATATACTAATTTATTTCTGTATCTCGCCATAACATCTCTTAAATATTGTTCGGCTTTTACTTTAGGTAAATTACCAACGTCTATTTTAAAGATACGTCTTTCAGGTGCTCTTGCTATTCTATAAATGACCACTGCGTCTTCAATCATTCTTAATTGATTAACAGGTTTAATCGCTTTGTGTAAGTATGATAAAACCATATTTTTATTTTGGTCTATAATACCTGACGCACAAAATGCGATTGTATCTGGCGCTATCTTAATACCTGAAGTACCAGTAGTTCCTGACACACCTCTTTCATTAAATAAAAAATATTCTATATATTCATCTACAACAGCTAAACTGTTTAAAGATGATGGACTAGGAACATCAGGTCTTTTCTTTCTAACTTCTCTAATCTTTTTGATCTTTCTAGGATCAATATATTTTAATTCTGTTATACCTTTTTTAGGGTTATCTCTATCAATAATCTTTTGATAAAATATTCTGCCATCAACATACCATCTTCTAAAAACATCATGGCCTTTTGTGTTGAAGTTCATTAATCTTAAAACTTCTTGGAATTCGTCTTCTATTTTTCTTTGTATGTCTCTGCCGTATGGTAAGTTATTAAATATAACTCTTACAGCATCTTTCAATTCATTCGCAACAATAGCTTCATTGACAATATCTTCTATTGCCATATCACACTCAGGGTGTATTGCTATTTCTCTATATCTACGAATTAAGTCCTGCTCTGTTTTGGCAGTACCTTCCATATCCAAATAAGAACCAAAGTGTCCACCTGCCGATACCGTTTGTGTTCCGTCATCAGCTTGAGCAGTTGTAAAACTTTGTTTTGGATCCGCTTTTTGTTTTAGCCTTGTAATACTAAAACCAAATAATTCAGCCATATTATATTTCCTTTGTTTATAATACTTATACTAGTTCTTAAAAGGGGGATTTTACTCCCCCTCTTAAATAAATGTTAAGTAGTAGTATTTGATTCAAAGTATTGGTAACTAAAAGTTACCTCAAACGTTTCAATCTGATCAGTAGTTTCGTAGTCTAGTGGTATACCACCTACAGCTGTCGGGAATGCTCCTCTCAACGTGTAAGATTTAATAGTATTACCATTTCTGTCTAAATGATCTACAAACGCATCAACTTGATAGTCAACTGGGTTAGTTAAACCTTCGTTGTCAGTCATATTGTTAATACCGTTCTGCCATCTTTCAAACGCATTTTTCAGTCTGAAATTTGTATCATTGTAACAGGTTACAGTCCACGCATCTATTGTTCTATCTCCAGCAATCTTAATATCTCTACCTCTAAATTTAACATCTATGTTTCCAATATTCATAGCTGGTAATGAAGTAGCTTTACATAAGAAAGCCATATCTTCTATTTCTCCGCCAACACTTGCATAACCAGGAAAAGGCATTGTTACCTTAAACTGATTGGCTCTAGCGCCGCCACCTGCAAGTTTAGCTTTGAAGTCATTAATGTTTGCCATTTTTTATTTCTCCTCTACTAACCTGCTACTTCGTCAAACGAAACGCCGGTTCTGGTTGCAACGAAAGATAATGTGATAAAGTTGATACTTCTAGCTGGTTTAATGAATATCTCAGCTATAAATTCATTTCTATCAATTACTTCGCCTGTGTTGTTAGTTTCATCACATACTACTAAAAAGTCTGTGATACCTCGTCTACCTTGTACTTCTCTTAGGAAAGGTTCTACAATGTTTCTAAAGTTCGCTCTTGTAAATTCATCATTGAATTCAAACAATTGGAATTTAGAAGCTGTAGCAATTGCCTTTTCTAATACAATAAACAATCTTCTTACGTTTATTCTATCAAAAGCACTTGGTGTAGTTAGACCTGTCTTATCGCCAAATAAGATTGTACCTTGACCTGGGAACGTAGCAACTGGGTTGATACGTGCTGGGTAAAGTATATCTCTTTGAGCTTTAGTTGGGTTGTATGCCAACTTAACTGCGCCTCTAACAATACCTCTGTTGAAACCAGCTGGTGAAAACCAACTATCAGCAACAGTATCTGTTCTAGCCGCAAGACCTGCTATATCACCATTTAATGGAACAAATCTATATACGTCAGAGTATCTGTCGTATTGGTATTTGTATCCACTATCAAATACAGCATATGAAGACGATCTAATTGTGTCAAAGAAACCTTTAACATTATTCGTCTGTGTATTTGAGTTAGTGATATTAACTACATCTGATCTTTGTGGTGAAGCAAATACAACTGCATCTTTTCTTTCTTCAGCAATTGTAATCAAGTTGTCAATGTGAGTTGCGCTACCTGAAGGACCAGCCATGATTAAACCTACGTCAACTGTTTCACTGTCTTGGAATTTCTCGTAAGCAGTTTTTAGTTGTCCGTCAGTTACTGTTGATCCGTTGTTACCACCAGATAATGATTCTAAACTGTTAGTATCTACAGCAGTGAAAGTTGTTCCACTTGCTGCGTTACCCCAGTTAGTACCAGTTGTTAAGTGATCCATCCAATAGATGTATTGTGATCTATTGTATATTACGTTTGGATAGTAGTTATCGTCTCCTTGTGGAGTTTTTGCATCTGACGCTTTAGAAAGACTAGAAAATGATTCTAATACTCTTCCTGGTTCGCCAGAAATTACGCCGTCTTCGTCAACAACAACAATATGGAGTTCATCGCCTGAACCTGATCTAGCAGATACATACGCTGAAGTTCCAGGAGCTCTGTCAACTGACTCGTAATACTTCCATCTTCTTTTGATTTTACTATTGTCAGCGATTACTCTTTTCAATCCACCAGCACCTCTAGGGTGTTGAACGATTGTTAGAGTTTCGCTTGTAATAGCTGTTATTCTATAAAAATCTCCGTCATCAAAGTCTTCAGTACTTGCTGTTGTAGAAAACTGAATAATATCGCCTACACTAAAATTACTTCCTTCGTCAACTGCGATAGTAGTATTACCTACTGCGTTTGTTGTTGAATCTGAAGCAACTAATGAAGTAGATACTGATTCGTAAGCTGTCGCACTTGGACAAATAGATACTTGTAAACTATTTCCGTGTGTTCCAGCTGTTCTAGCAGCAAATGTACCAACATTACCTTGACCTGTAGAGTAATTGTTTAAGTAGTCATCAGTATTTTTAATCAATGTACTTGATCCGCTTGATGAAGCGTTTGCTAATGACGTTGTTTGGGCTCGTACTACTCTCAAAGCATTACTATATTGTAAGAAGTTAGACGCTGTGAAAAAATACTCAAAGTTAGTTGAAGTAGGTTTTCCGAACGTATCTACTAATTCTTGTTCACTAGAGATTGAAACAATCTCATCAACAGGACCTTTACCAAATTGACCCGCAACTGCACCAATACTAGTTGATACTGCTGGGATTATATTAGTTAAGTCTCTTTCTTGTACGAGAACACCAGGTGATACTTGAAATGCCATTGGTATATTCTCCTCTTTAATTAGCTAATTTATTGTTAATTTCAAAATTCGTAAGTTTTCTTACGTCCATAGTCAAACTTTTTATCATTGTAGATATTTATAATAACCCAAAACCTAAGATTATTGACCCTTTCTGCTTACAGGAAACCATCTGGTACCATACTCATCTATTGTTTCTTCATTTTCAGGATCGCTGTTTATACCATCATCTACAAAACCAAAAGGTGCCATATCTTGTTCCATCAATTTTTGTTGTTCTTCATACATCTGATTTCTAATATTTGAATCTGATAATTCTTTAAAGTATGGTTGATTAGATAACCAGCCAAATATAACTAGACATATAATCAAGTCATCATTACACCCTTCTTCTGCCTGCCATGAGTTACCTCTACGAGAAAAAGTGGACATTTCTTCAATTATGTTAAAGTCATTGATTAATAGTTTATCACCCTCCATAAGCGTCTTAAAATTCGCACAACCAACCTTTTTTATCTGTTTTGTCATTCTTATTCCTAATGAAGTACCTCTACCTGAGAACATCGCTCCAAGTATTTGACCCGCTCTACCCTTTTGAGTAGTCATCAGTATATTAGGATATTCTAACTCGTAATGCATCGCCTCTGATATAGATTGACCTAAATCATTGACTTCAACTAGTACATGTGCTTCATTATACGCCTTACAAGTTTGAGCCACTATGTTTGGAAATACAAATGGTTTGACTTCATTGTTTTTATAAGTCGCCACCACTTCATATAATATTTTACCATCTTTATTTTTAGTTACGTCTAATATTATAAACGCAGAGTAATCTTTACCTGTACCTCTAGCTACGTCAACACATGCAACATACAATTTATCTTTATCAGGTCTCTTAAACATTCTCAAGCCACCTTTTGATTGAATTGGGTCTATGTAAACCGTATTCTTAATTTTTGCTGGAGAGATTAATGTATCTACTGAACCTAAGAACTCACACTCAAACTCTTGTGAAAATTGTTCCTCACTAGTGTTTCTAATTGTCTTTTCTTTCCATGCCTGATCTCTGCCAGGTACTTCTGACCAATGTACTTCAATAGGAATATAATCATTGTTCTTATTAACAGCATCTGTCCATATCTTATAAAACTGATTCATACCATGAGGTGTAGATACTATAATTAATTTTGTTTTTGTACCTGAAGAAATTGTAGGATAAACTGAACTGAAGAATTGCTCAGATATATTTGCTGGTACGAAAGCAAACTCATCAAGGAATATAATATTATATGAACCTCCCCGAATAGCACTTGAAGATGTAGCAGCAGCAACTATGGTTGATTTGTTTTCTAATTCAATATTACCTTTGTTCCAATTGATTACACCTTGTTGCATCCACTTAGGTAAGTTTTCATAAGCAAGTTGTAGTCTTCCTAATATATCTCTTGCAGTAGATGATTTGTTTGCTAGTATCGCTATATTTGAATTAGGATTAAACAAAGCATAATGTAAAAGATAAGAAATAGTTGTAGTTGATTTACCAGACTGTCTAGGTAATTTACAAATTGTAAATCTATTGTTATGTATTGTTTCAACAATTTTCTTTTGAAAGCCATACATCTTAAAAGGTACAAGACCTTCATCAAGTGATACAATACGAACATAGTTTTCCATAAAGTATAATGGGTCTTTCATACACTTTTGATATTCTAAAATTTCTTCTTCAGAATATTCTACTGCTGTATTAACCTTTTTTAGATTTGGATTTCCTAAATATGCATTATCACTCATTGAATAAGTACCATCCTGTTATTATAAATTTTTCTTTTGTTTTACTAATTTGACCTTTATGTGTGTGAGTCCAGTGAGCAGGCCATATGATAGTATTTCCTTTTACTGCTTTTGTTGAATAGTTTTGATATAAAAAATCTGTACCACCATCATTAACATCATTTAGATAAGTCATAAAAACTAAATGTCTTTGTATATCTGGATATGATCCGTTGTTTTCAAAATGCCAATCCCAATATCCCTCATTAGGTTTATAGTATTGTAATTTTATGTTAGCCGATGGCGTAAAATATTTTACTCTGTTACACCATTCATATTTTTTTAAATATTTTTGTAAACACTCATCTAGGTGTTTAGTATATTCAATATAAATCTCATCTTGTCTTGTTAATATAATTTGATTAGATACTTTACCATATTCTTCTATCTTATGACTTTTACTAATATTTGATTTATAATAATCAACAAGTTTATCACAAAAAACTTCTGTAATTTTATTTTCTAATATAAATGTATCAACCATTAAAACCTACCCAATCTATAAAACTATCATGTGGGAATTTATGCTCAATCATTTACTATCGCCTCAATGTGTGTATAACCTAATTGAACAGCTCGTGTCACTCTTTGTCCACCTACATAAACACTATATAATTTTTCAGTATAAGGTTTACCACCTACACCCATTCTTTGTTCACTACTTATCTTATGTTTAAATACTTCAATAGGTTTTTCCATAATATTAGTTATCTTATCTACGCCTTGATTTAAAGGAACATTATTTTTTATATAATGTTGATTGAAAGATAAATCACTAATCTTTAGTGTCTTTTTTCTCGGGTGTGATATTCTTGCCTTCAAAGTTTTCATTTTCTTTTTTACGCTCTACATTTGTTTCAACAGATTTTTTATTTAACATCTTTTGTAATTCAGCTGTTGATCCTACAAACAATGCGTTTTTTATATTGGCGTTTGCTGTTTTAGGTAGCTCTTTTAAGTCTTTTAGTTTTTTTTGTAAGTCTTGTAACTTATCCACTGTCTGTCCTACTTGACCAATCAATTGACCAGCAACTTCATATGCTCTAGGGTGTTGACCTTCTCTCGCAATATCTAGTATACCCTCAATCGCTTCCTGTCCTCTTTCAATTAGGTTGTAATAGTTTTCTCTACTATACTTGTAATCATTATCCACGTCAGCTTTCTTAGCGTCTTCCATACGAGGGACTGGTGGTTTAATTTCTTGTTTAACAATTTGTTTTGTAGGCTCGGGAGTGTCAATTCCTAAAATTTCATTTACCTTATCTTCTAATTTTGTCATACTTATATTTATATTACATTGTAATTAACTATACACCTATTGTTGTGTTCTGGTTGTTCTGCCGTATGCCAATACTTACCATCAAATATTACAACTCTACCTTTTTTAGGTGTAACTTTTTGCTTAATTTTTAAATCTTTTTTAAAAGGTCTATTATCATATCCTTCAAATTCATTTTCATAGATAATAGTATCACCTTCACTATCATTTACATAATATAAAACAGCTAAATGTGGAATAACTGCATCAACATGAGGTGTATCTACTAAATGTCTATCTGAAATATTTAAAGGTAATTGAAGAAATGAACGACCTTGTAAAAACACATTATTTTTAATGTTTGCTTTTTTAAGTGATTTTAAAATTATAGGAGCTATATCTTTATGAAATTGACTATTGATTTTTTTATTTTCAACATACAAATGTTGAAAGCCAGGTCTTCGTTGAACGCTATTACCTGTGTATGAAATATCATTACAAAAGAACCAAGGAAATTTAAGAGAAAAAAGAATATCTTTAATTTTATTTTGGTAATCTATATCAATAATATCATCATATATCAAAATGTCATCAATCATGTATATATTTAGTATGGTGCTAAATAACTTTTTTATTCGTCTGAATCAGTGGTTGTGTTATACTTTTTACCATCTGAAAAGTTTTGTATTGTTGTTGTAAACCCAAAATCATCATCAGCGTCTGCGCTAGTCGGGTTTGGAGTAATCACTATTCTTTCTTCTCTCGCTTTATTTGTAGTATCAGTATCTGAATATAAATCAGATTGAACTGTT